CTCGGAGTAATGCATGTTTGATTTTTTGTTGTAGATTTTATCGCAGTATTGGCAATCCCAACATTCAAATTTGCAATTGCGAATTTTTTCACGCCATATATTAATAGGTTTTTCTACAAGATTTGTATCTTCTAGGTATTGTTCAAACCCAGAAAATAAAATTTCTTTGCCTTCTGCATAATTTTTAATAATCTGCATGGTTTCATATAGTCGACTTATTGCTTCTCGGCCGTGCATCTTGATACTGTCAATGCCCAGTTCATCAATAAACTCATCCCAGTCAGCTCGCCACGGTGGAAAGTTAGCTGTTTTTAGTGATGTTGCAGGATCATCTACTTCCCATTTTTTACAGCTAATTCGGCTTATTGGATCATTAAAGTATTGCGGATTGTTAACTGATCTGTTGTTGTTAAATTGAAAATGTTCTACCATCATGCTGCATCCGCCAACACAGCCTTCGTTGGCCAATAGGCTGATGGCAATATCCTTGCCCATGGTTTCTTTAATGTATGCTTTAGCTTTTTTAATTGCCAGTAATGCATCCTTATCTCGCATTAGATCACGATCAAGGTTAACATAGTCAAATCCATATCCTGCAAGATTTACTACTTCTTGTGCCGAGTGTACTTCTCTTAGGATTGTATTTTTTACATACAATTCAGGAAATGCCCGTTTGATCTGGCCAGTGGCCATCCAATGGGTATGAGGAATTGTTGCATTTCGTACACCGGCATCATATAGGGGTTTGAAATTAGAAATAAAGATATCTAAGTTTTGCTGTGTTGCCGGAACTTCAATATTGTTAAATGTAGCACTAACAGGTATGCCTAGTGCATTCTGTATGTACAGGGCAGATTCTATAATACTAAGGTGATATTCTTCTAAAAGAAAAACATCACCCATTGCATCTTGTACAAAGGGCTTTATTCGACTTGTGAAGTAGACATCTCTAATATAATCTTTATATTGAAATAGAAATTCACAGAATTCTTTAAATTGTGCTTGATTTAATTTTGGGTTTAACGGAACGCTGAATATTTTTCTCATAGTCGTAAATAAAGGTGTTACACTACTTAGTATAACACCTCTATCTAAACTTTTAAAGTGATGTTACCAGTTTACTGTAAATGCTGGATTTTTTGGTTGGCCTACAGTATAAGCACTGCAATCAACATCAAAATAATTTTTCATAACCATCTGCATGTCATTTAGCGTTTGGGTATTGTCAATTACCTGATTTAATCTAGTTAATGTGTCAGCAGGATTTTTCATTCCATCTGTGCTAAGTTTATTTTTAGCTTCTATCTTTAATACTGTTCCTAGGAAATTTTTTGCTAGAGTTTTATCCGTATCAGTTAAGAAATAAGTTTCTTTATAGTAACCAGTATTTCCGCCACTGCTTGGCAGAATAATTTCTGCATAAGAATCTACTTTTGATTTCAGCACAGTTATTTCACCGTCAACTGAAGTCACTAGGATCCATACCTTGGCCACAGCTTCTGAAACTTCCTGACCCTTAAGCCAATCAACGTGTGTGCCTGGTGCAACTTCGGCTACTGTATAGTGCCAAAATGTACCAAAGTCTCTAATGCCAGGAGATCTCCTTGGATCGTTACTGGCTATCGTTTCGTAAATTATATACATCAAAAATCTCCTTTTGATTATCAGCAACTGATAATGTTTGTGTAGCAGGTTCTTCTTTAGGGGTAGTTAACGAATTCATATCCATACCCAGTGACGATCTCACTGCATCATCTGCACTAACCTGTAGTTGTTGTTGGTAGCTTTGCAACTTGGTAGCAAAATTCACAGTCAATGCCATGGTCTCTGCTTGCTGTTCTGGATTCATCATCAAGATGGCATCCATGTTTCCGCTGTTGATTCTACCATAGAAAATCATATCGCAGGCCGCTTGCTTGGCCAATCTGTTAGTCCAATACTGCGCTTCATAGACATCTTCTTCTGCGGTGTTTATAACATCCATGTAGGTTCTTCCTGAACCATCTGGCAGTTTAGCTTCTTCGGAAGCCATAAATTCGTTGCAAAGATCGATTAAGTGTTGTCTTTCTAGATACCAATCTTGTATTCGACGTTTGCTGGTATAGCTTAAACGTTGTCTATTCCATAGCTCAATTTCTGCTAGTTTTCTATCTAGGTCATCGTTGGCTTCGTCACGTAGTCTTTGAAATCTTTCACACTCAACTTCGTGTTTGGCAATTTCATATTCCATGTTTTCGATGGATTCTTCTTTGGTTTTGATTTCCAGTAGCCATTGGCGGAATTTAGCGAACGGGGTAATTTGTGCTTGTCCAACAAACCATCTCAATTTAAACTTTGGGTTGGTCCATTCTTTGTTTAGTGCAAGTTTAACTAGGCTCTGTTCTTGCTCTGACAGCATAGAAACGTCTGTGTTAATTTCACTGTTATATCTTTCAGAGTGGTACTGAATTCTGCGATCGGTCATTGTATCTCCTTAATCTACGGATATTTATAAGATTAAGGCCTCCAGCTCATTGTTCCTGAACTGTTACCACTTTTGCCTTTTGGTTCCATCGAGCTTGATCCAACGAATCCACTCCAAGTTGCAAATTGAACTTTGTAGGTTGTATTAACGTGACTTCCGTTGTAAAAACCTTGGCAATATCCCCAATCTCTTGCGCTGACCATATTCTCTTCACCGCTATATGCAGGTTTTCCACCGATAGCATTATAGCTGGCATTGTTTTGATAGTTAGTGATACGCCAGTTAGTACTTGGATTACCTTCACGGCCAGCAATAGTTGTTGCCTGGCGGGTCTGTATATTATGTTGATATGGGTCTCCAGCTAGTGCTGTACTAGCACTACGATCATAAACAGTTCTTGACGCAAAGTTAAAGATCTTTTCAGTGCCGCCATAGAAAATACCAAAGTTTTCAGTCCATGCACCCCACTGATTGTTACCGCCTGTTCCATAGGTAGTGCCTAGTGTTTCAGTGGTAAGGTTGAATTCATAGATGGCTGCACTTAGATAACTATAAGGACTGAGATAAGAAAAATAGTGTTCTTTCTGAATTGTACCAGTGTTAAGTGTATTACCTGGCATGTTACGAGTATAGCCGCTGGTAATTGATTGTTCAGTGACCATGTCAAAACAGATGATGTTGCTAGCAGGCGCACAGTGAGAACCACCAGCACCCCAGGTAAAGTTTCTGCGTAAATTAAATGCACTGCTTTGATAGTTATGTCCAGCTTCTTGTATATCACCTAAGTTTACACTAGTGTCTGTACCATACGTTAATCTATTGACATTACTCCAAACTGTTGAAGCAGCATATCCTCCTAGTAGGTAACCTGCAACCTGAACATCTCTAGCCTGGAAGGGAATACCAAAGTAGGTCCAACCGTTTTGTGTACCTGAGTTGTACCACTCAATTTTGTTTTGAGTAGGATTAAATCTCAGTTGTCCGTTGGTGTTACCGGTTTGACTATTGTCTGCAGGAAGTTGCAAAAATCCTGTACCGCTGATTGTGGTGTTATTTGCTAGAATTGCCATTTAATTTCTCCAGAAGCAGGTACCGGAACTTGATCCGGCATGCCCTTTTGGTTGCATATCTGAGCCACCACTAAATCCTGTTTCTGTGGAATAATAGAATTTCCAAGCATTATTGTTTTGAGCTCCATTATATTCACCTAGCAGGTATTGCCAATCTTGACCCATGGTAAAGTTTTCTTCCCCGTTATTGGTAACTGGCTTAGCCACTGTGCCAGAACTTGTTCTTGTATACATATTGCTTCTACGTAGGTTATTGCCGCCGTTGTAGCTGCCTTCGTTACCAGCATAACAGTTGCTATATTTACTTTGAACTGATTTCTGTTGGTGATAGGCGCTTGGCTGGCCGCCAAATGTAGACGTTGCTGTTCTTGCGGCAAAATGCCAAATTCTAGAATCTTCTTCCCAGTAGAATATTCCGTAATTTTCGTGACTCATGCCCCATTGGTTGGTAGCACTCCAGCCTGCCGATGCAGTAGTATGGCTGGTAGCAATCATAAAGTTAAATTCTTCAACCGCTGCTGCACCGCCGCCACTAGTCCAAGCAAAATAGTGTTCTTGGAAAATAGTTCCTGAATTGTTTCGGTTATTGGCTAAATTGATGTTTCCAGGATTATAGGCCTGTTCAGTACGCATGTTGAAACCTTGAACATAGTTACTGGCAATAGCATGACCGTTGCCTGCGCCAAATACCCAACCAATGTTTTGTCCGCAGCCGCCGCTTTGATAGTTCATCGATCTTGCAAGAGAACCGTCACCTAGATTATATGTTACATCTGTTGCGGCCTGTATTTTGTTTACATTGTTCCATGCTACACCATCTTTGTATCCGCCTGACTGATAGCCTGTAGTGATAATAGTTCTGCTGTGGAATGGCACAGAAAGATTTGCCCAACGGCCTGTAGAATCATAATATTCAAGACCTCGTTGTGTGTTAAGTCTAACAGCACCTGGTTTTAATTCAGCGTTGATACCACCTGCTGTGGCATAACGTACAATAACAACTCCGCTGCCACCTGCGCCACCATAGCTAGGTGATCCACCGCTGTAGCCACCTCCGCCGCCACCGCCGCCTGTGTTAGCTCGTGCAGTTTGATAAGAAGCTAATGTAGTTGACGGGCCGTTGCCATCACCGCCACCACCCATACCACCAAAACCGGGTCGAGCGTCTGAACTGCTTCCGTGAATACCACCACCACCACCACCACCGTAGAATGTCAGTGTACCGGAAATATCATAGGCTAGTCCAGGGCCGCCGTCTCCACTTTTTCCATTTTGTCCCCAAGAGCCTGTGGTAATTTCGCCTGTGCCTCCAATTCTCCACGAACCTCCAGGGCCGCCCGCACCACCACCACCACCAGTTGGATAACCGTTAGGGCTATCGCCTCGGCCTTGGCCGCCTGGAAAACCCTGTCCTGGTGTGCCTGCTGCGCCTGCATAACTATAACCGTTACCACCGCCACTTGCACCCGAAGATGCTGGATATGAGCTCCAAGATCCACCATACCCGCCGCCTAAGGCAGTAATCGAACCAAATGCAGACTGGCCGCCGTTAGTAGCACGTGGCATACCTGTGTAACTGCCTGGGTTATATTCACCTGTTCCGCCAGCACCTACTGTATAACTGATAGATTGTCCAGGTGTAACAGCATATCCTTCACGATAAACAACACCACCTGCACCACCACCACCACCTACCCAAGCACCACCACCACCACCGCCACCAACAACTAGTACGTCTACGCGATATACGTTGGCCGGAACTGTCCAGTTTGATGTGCCTGTTGAGGTAAATTGAACTACAGTATAGGCAGGAGCAGTAGGACGATCGGCAGTTCTTCCCACTGGAAGTTGTAAGTATCCTGTTCCGCTAATTGTCGTACTTTGTAAAATTGCCATTTCTTAACCTCTTATAAGGGATATTCTGTAGATGAAGTAAAGTTTGCTAGATATCTAGCCCTACTACTGATTTTAAATTTTCTAAATGTTCCGTTGGTATACTGTCCACTGGTGTGACTAGAACGACCAATGCGGCAAAGATCGTGACCACCGGTGGTCATAGGATCAGCAAATCTCGATACACCTACACCGTTCATAGTGTCAGCTACCTGTGTGCCATTTTTAAATACCTTGATGTTAGCACCATAGCCAACTACTGCATGATGTACCCAAGAGTTGCTGGTAGTTGTACCTAAATTAATTGAAGAACCTCTCCAATAGTTGTTTGTTCCATCACTGTCGTTGGCTCTATACAATAGCCCTCGAGTATAGTGACAGCATTCCACCATGGTTTCTGCTGAGCTGCCTACACCCCCTGTTTTATACAACCAGAATTCGATAGTCCAAAAAGGATTACCATCAAGGATTCTAATAAAAGGTGACATAATATCAATATAAGCGTCACCTGTGCCAGTTTGAAAACCTGCATAGCTGCTTTGTGTATAGTTTCTTGTTCCGCCACTGACTGTGGCTACCACACTAGACACTGTATCTGTGATATCACCGTCCGCTGTGCCGAACAAAGGAAGATAACATTTTGTATTTGCTATAGGATCTGCAGCATCTTCCCAAGAGTTGTTCATGAAAACTTCTACTCTTAGTAGCGTGGTGTTATATCGAATCATGCCTTCGGCCGGACTTGCTGGACGTTCAGCTGTGGTACCTGAAGGTAATGTCAGTGTATTAGTTGTTCCGCTAAAGGCTGTACTCTGTAACGTTGCCATTTTTTATCCTAATTTTGCTTTCAATTCTTTGACTTGGTCATTTAGTGATTTAATTGCTTCAACTAGATAGGCAGTTAGTTTGGTATACTGCACACCGTTAACTACACCGTTCTCATCTTTGCTGACTAGATTAGGTAATATTTCTTCTACATATTCAGCAATTAAACCAGATTCGTTTTTCTTTTCAATGTCTGTTCTATCGTAGGTGTAACCTGTGAGCTTGATAATCTTGTCAAGTGCATCAACGATAGGATTTAAATTTTCTTTGTATACAATACTAGAAGTTTCTACCAAGCTGGCCACATACAATGTTCCAGCAATACCTACACCACCACCTACACGCAGAGCACCAGTTGTTGTGCTTGAACTTGCTGTGGTTTCATCAATGTAGACCTGACCTTTGGTAGCATTTGATGTACTTCTTAGCACAAGGTTTGCACCTGAACTAGCACTACCTGTTATTATACCAACAGTCATAGTACCAGTGCTTGGCTGAAAGGTTAATTTTGTACTAGATCCGTAAAGTGTACTAGCTGTTCCGCTAACTGCACTTTGTATTGAGGGGTACCATGTACTAGCACTGGCAGTTTCATCGCCAAACGCTAAACTAATTGTGACCCAACCTAGGTTGCCGCTGGCATCAGTTTTTAGAACCTGATTTGCAGTACCGTCTGCTGCTGGTAACACCCAAACTTTATTGGAAGTAACAGTAGCAGGACTTTTAAAACCAACCCAGTTAGAAGAGTCAGCATCGCCTAGTCGCATTTCGCCGGCAGCTGATCCGTCACCGTTTAACAAAAAGTTACTGGTAACTTTAACAATACCTGTCCCGTTAGGGTCAATGGTAAGATCAGTATTGGTTTGTGTTGTTGAGATAGTGCTGGCACCGACAGTTATCTTACCAGCTCCAAACTGTCCACTCAATCCGTTGCGTACATTACGTCCCATAGTTTAGGTTTCCTTATTAAGCTGTAGAAGTTTCAATGCCCATAACTACGACACTTACACCTGTTGTACTAGCACGAACCACTAGATATTTGCCACCAACAGTACCTGTTTGTTGGTTGTCGTCCATGACAATACCTGTTCTTTCTAGAACACCGTTGGCAACAATTTCAGAATCGTATTCTAAAAATTCGCTGTTACCAGGTGTTCCTGTTGCTGTTTGTAATGAAATTCTAACAGTTACAGATGTTGAATTTCTATTACAAATAGAAAGTCCAACTACTGCGAATCTAGTAGTCGGGCAGGTGTAAACTGTTGTGTATGTTGTTGCTGATAAGTCAGCAGCTCCTAATCTTCCTGTTGCCATTTTATTATCTCCAATGTATTTAGTTTAAGAAGTAACTGATTGCAAGCGGGTAACCTGTAACTCCGCCTGTGAAATTAACCACTGATCCCATGATAATAGAACCACCGGTAACGTTGGTAATTGTATTTGTACCAATCAAAATATCCCCTGCTGTAACACTGTTAACAATCAAACTTGCACCACCGCCACCAATTTGGCTGGCAATGTAGGCTTTTATTGCTCGTTGTGTAGGAATAACAGAGTCTGAGTTCTGTGTAAAGAAAGGATCTGTCGAGAATTCTGTAACCCTTGCACTAGCACCTCCCAGTGTCAAGTTACCCAAACTAATTTCTTGTAGTCCTGAAAGATTAAATGCGTCAGCATTCAATGTTGCAACACCAGTTGACTGTTCAATGGTAAACAAGGCTCCGACACGGAAGTTACCGTCCTGGTCTGTACTTGTGTAGAACACACGACCGCTGTTGCCTTCTACAGTCTCATTGGCCTGTATAGGAGCTTGAGATGGGGTGTATGGATAGTTGGTTTCTGTGAAACTTCCAGTACCAATATCCAAGAAGTCATGTCCTGTTAGTCGAACTTGGCTGTAACGAATTCTAGCTGTTACTGCTGTACCATCTGCTAGATTGTCATATACCTTTATGGTTGGACTTATCTGTAGGAACGCGGTATAGGAACCGTCATAGTCTCCTCGGAAACTGACAACACTAACAACTTTATAGGTAATGTCCTTACTAGCAAATACCAAGTTAGAACCTGGAGCTGGTCTTGCGCTAATTCTTCGAACTGCAACATAAGAACCGTCTTGGAAGAAGTTAGCATAGCCATCACCCGTGTCTATTTCTGCACTACATGTTTGATATCCTGTTCCTCTGTTCTTGAGACTTGGCATTCCCAATACGCCATCACCGATTCTAACCGTTGTAGGTGCTTCAAAAATGTTGTTAGGATCTGTGATAGTGATAGTTGGAGCACTAGCATATCCAGAACCTGGTTCTAGAATTCTAATTGCTGTTATTTTCTCACTTGAAACAAATGCACGAGCTCGAGTTTTTGCTCCAGCATAGGTGTAACTGGCCACTGTTCCAGTACCGCCACCTACTGCTACAAACTTACCAGATCTTTGTGGATTACCAAAAACTGCTGCTGAGAATCCGCTGGCTGCTGTGCTCATAGTTCTTGAAGTCCAGTTAACGCCATCTTGAGATGTAGCTGCTGTAGTTGAATTTGTTACTGCTAGGAATACCCCTTGACCGTAGCAGATATTTGTCCATGATGTGCTTGTTGGTAATGTGCCAGCATACCATACTTTACCTGTGATACTGTAAGCTGTGACTGTTCCAGAACTTGTTGAAAGAGCAACAAATCTTCCGTTACCATAAGCAATCTTATTCCAGCTACTAGAACTTGGCATTGCAATTTCAATCCAAGTAACACCATCAGTCGACCATGCTCCGATTGTACTACCACTACGTGCTGCAACATATAGTCCTAGACCGTAGGCAATACAGGTATATCCTGTACGTGCCAGCGTTCCTGTGCTATCCCAGTTTTCACCGTCACTGGAAATTCTTACAGTGGTGCTATCGCTGGCTATGGCAACAAAACGTCCTTCGCCAAAACAAACATCAGTCCATGTAGCACTGGTATTCATTGATGTAGCTGTCCAAGTAATACCATCTGCTGACCATGCACCTGTGGTATTTGCTGATCCGCCCGCAACTGCAACAAATCTTGAACTTGATTCGCCTGGTAAAGAAGAGCCGTCGTTGAAGTAACCCCAAGCTGCTGCTGACCAACTTGCGCCGCTAGGCATTAGGCTGGTTCTTGTTGTCCATGTAATACCGTCTTCGGATGTAGCACCAATCACGCTACCGGATCTTAGTGCTACAAATCGTCCACCTAGACCGTAACCGCTGGTATCAAATGCCTGTATAGCACCCAATGTGCTTACACTTGTAATTGTTATTACAAGGTCATTGGCTGGTGTTGTTCCACCTAGGCTAGTACCTAATATGGTAATTGTTTCTAATCTTACATAGCCTGTACCAGCTGTGTCAATAGTGATAGAAGCATATTTTAAACCGTTTCTGACCACTGTGAATCTAGCATTAGCTCCAGATCCAGAATATGTACCTGTTAGACTTGAGTAACTTGCAGATGTATCACCGTATTCAACCACAGACCAAGTTCCGCTAGTTGGCAATGTTGATGCTGTAGACGAATATGTTGGTGCTGTAAATGAAACAGCAGGTTCAATACTGTAAGAACTTGAGCTGTCAGGAGCTTGGATAGGTGTTCCAGCAACAAAATGATCCCATCCTGCTGCTCCTGTTGATTCTGTAATAACATCTGCTATTTTGGTACCTGAGTTATAAGCATTGATCAATGCATACTGTCCTAGACCGTTACCAGCTGTGATAACAATTTTCATGCCAATATAAGCACTGCTTAATTGATCGTCAACTGCTGATAATGTAATAGATGTTAGCGTACCGTTTTGTGCAGTACCGTTCTTGGTTAGATATCCTGAACCGCCTTGATTTCCGTCTGCCTCTGGGGCTGCTGTACTATCATCAACGTTGTCTATCAGTCGAATTTGAAATACCGCATCGTCACGGAATTCATCTTGTTCAACATCGGCAAAGTTTCCTGGACCAATGACCAAATATGTTGCTTCTGTGTATTCATTACCTGCATGATCAAATTCAAATGCAAAAATAGCACTGCTGTCTGTGGTTATACTGCCGACAACTGCCTTGTATTGGAATTTATTATCAACAATGGCTGTTTTTGCAGTTTCAGTAACGTCATAACCTTCTGCTACAGATCCAAAATCGCCGTAGCTGTTGTTACCGTTGGTACCACGAATGCGGCCGCCAGCTTCTGCTAGGTAACCAATGTGTGAATAATATGTGAACACAGAAACAAGTTCTGCACGTCCATTGTTAGTTATCCAAGCGCCAATACCGTCACTGATTAATTGGGTAAAGTCATTGCTAACCATTGACTTGTTGCCGCCGTTATGCAATGAGCCGTCAATCTTTTGACCAATAGCGGCATTACCAAACGTTGCATTGTTTTGAATATAAGGTGAACGGCTGGTAATCCATGTGCGGAAGTCAGCTGGGCCCCAACCCGGATCCAATGAGCAGTATGCGCCTGCTGTGGTACGACTTGTACCATAGTCATTTTCTGGAGTTAGCTGTCCGTTGAGGCCACGCAAACTCATGTTCTTTACACCTGTGCCGTTACGTAGATAGAAAAAGTCTTCTTCTTGACTACCTAATACTGCATTGGCATAGTATCTTGCAACATAGCGACTCTTGTAATTAGAGCTCCATACCAGATCCCACTTAACTGCATCGATGTAATAGCCAACATCTCTTAGGCAAAGTGCTGAATTGTAAACCATCTTGACTGTCCAAGAACCTGACTTGGTAGCCAGTGTTACTCTGTTTGCAGTTGAAGCAAATCTAGTAGTTGCCACTGTGAAGGTTGTTGAACTAACCACGTTCTGAACATAATAGGTTACTCCAGTGCTGATACCAGCACCTGATGGAATAGTTCCTGTAAATTCAATTGCTAGGTTTCTACGCATCCAACTGGTATCAGCAACTGTGATAACGTCAGTGGTCACTGTGGTAGCAGTAGCAGCGGATTTGAATGTGTTGGCTATGTAGGCACTAGCTTCTGCGGCAATGAATGCGCGGTTGCGTTCTAGTTGCAAATTAGCATAATAGATGTCATCATATACAGACTGACACATATCGCCTTCGTTGGCTGCGCCAAATACAACAGAGTCAACCAATGTCATCAGTGTTGTGATTCTAGCCTGTGCAGTAGCATCACCACCTACACTGGCCAACGCTTGTGTCTTAGCATAATTCAATGCACCTCTTGTGGCATTCTTTAGGTTTGCCTGAGTATACAACTCTACAGAATTTGCTCTTAGATAGGCCATTGCTGCTTTAACAGTTCTATAATTACTGTTAAACATAAAGTCATATCCAACTGCTTCTAATACAATACCTGCATCTCTTTCGGCTTTAGCATGACTGTAGACAAGACTACTATAAGTTGTAGTAATGTACTGCAATGTGCCTTTAACAATAGCTGTTTTGCTAGTAGCCAACACTGCTATTGCTGTTTGGATACCGGCTCCGACCCAAGAAGTACTTGGTAGGCTTTCTGCAACTAATCCGCTTAAATTACCTGCTGTGGCAACCGTAGAAATATTACCGCACAATGTTGTCATGCGTGTTGCTTCAGTGGCCGATGCTGCTGTACCGCTGGTATCTTGTCCGGCATAAGTTTCACGGACAATCTGTGCGCAAACTGCACCCAATTGAGTATAAGTAGCTCCGCTGTTAACTGATTCTACACCAGCTCCAGTGATATTATTAAACAATGAGCGACAGAAATTACGAGTAGCAATGTTGCCACCGTAGTTAACGTCATAGGCTAGTGCATCAATTGCATATCCTAGATCGCGTTGACATAGTCCCTTACCTCTTGCATCTAACGATACATAGCCTGGAACGTTGGCAGTCATCCATGTTACCATAGTGCTGATAATAAACGCACGATTAGTAACTAGCTGTGCCCTTGCGTTTGTGAAGTTTGCTGTACCAGTGTCAGTATAAACCAATGCATCGGCGCTGGTTGATCCGTTATTAATAATATCGATAACTTCAGTATACGCTGCATTTGCTCTAGAAACTGCGGTTGCATCGGATACTAATGCTGCGGCTACCTGTGTTTTAATATATCCAATAGCTGCAATTTCTTGTGTGCGCTGACTATTATATACAACACCTGCTTGAGGTCTTAGGTATGATAACCCGTTCTGAACTGCCCAGAAGTTAGAACCAAAAGCTGCATCGTAATAGGCAGCATCAACTAGATATCCCGAATCTCTACGGCAAATTGCGCTGTTGTAGGTAAAGCTACCATAGTTGGTGTTTATATAATCAACTGCTCCAGTAACAATTGTTTCTCTTGCCGCAGTCAATGAAGTGTAAGCAGAAATTAATGCAGTAGTTGTTGTTACAGCGTTAGTTGCTGCTGGTTGATCTACTATATCTCCTACTATTGATAGGCCAGTTCCGTTGGTAAGGGTAGCAATTGCTGATCCACTATAGCTGTCTGATAGTGTAAATGTAGTGCCCAACGGAGTGGATACAACATAATATTTTGTTCCGCTGGTTAGCCCATTGGCTGTGCTTCTAGGAATAAATGTATCTCCAACAGTTAATCCATGTGATGAAGCAGTTGCTAATGTTGTGTTACTTGTAATTGTAGTAACTGTAATACTTGGTGCAGAAGTTGTGTTACCGCCATTGATCAAGTTATAAATGATATCAACGTTTGTGCCAATCAGCGTTGATGCTGCGGCACTACCTGCGGTGTCAAAGAACTGTGGTATTGCTGTTTGTAAAGGAGTTACTGAAGAATTAGTTGCTACAGATTGCATTCTTGCTTTTAAGAATGTAATAGCTGCCAATGTTAATGTTTTGATACTTGCAGGAATTAAGTTTGTAGATCCTTCAGCATCAAAGTATGCAAGACCTGCTTGGATACTTAGAGCATTGCCACCATAGGTTAGGTCATAGATTAATGCATCTACAATATAACCGGCATCTCTACGTGTTTTAGTTTTACCGTATTTGCTTGTAGGATAGTTAATTTCTAAGTAAGCAACAACTTCTTCTTGCAAGAATTTCTTATTTTCTTTTAGAAGCTTTCTAGCATCACCGTATCCAATTAAGTAACTGGTGTTGTAACCAGTTGGATCGGTCATTGTAGCAGCATCCATTCTTCCTAAACGATAGTCTGATTGATACTTCATAACATCAACAAGGCTGCTGATCTTTGTTGTTTCTGCAGAACTAGCATAAGGCCAGTATAGACTTTGAGTTGCTGTATTACCTGTAGTTCTAGTGACACTGGTTCCTGCAACGATTTGTCCCATAACTGTGCCTATACGGCCAAAGGTTGTGTAGGTGGCATAAGAATCAGTAATATCAACTGAACCAGTGTCTGCACTGACTTCAACTGCACGAGTTTCATCACCTACAATTGAAGTTTCAGCTGGTACTGGAATTGGTAATACTTCTGTCCAAGCGCCTGATTTAACATTCAATATATTGTTTGGAACATATCTGTCTGGAAGATTGGTTGCAACTTGTTCTGTTAGGGCAGTGGTAATAATACCTACTAGGCTTGTGATTGTGGTATATACGCCAGTTTCAGCTACTAGGTCAGTGTTAAAATACTGTCCAAGAATGGCTGTAGAATTATCGCCGTTGATTGTTTGATAGCTTGCCGCAACCGCAGTATTATTCAATACAGATTGAATCACGGTCAACATATAATTGTATGAGGCAACATCTTGTGTTGATTGCGCAGCAAGTTTTGAATAAGTGCCGGTGCCATTTTCGTCAAAAGCTGTGGCAAACAAATCAGCACCACTAAGCAGATTGATATATGATAGGGCCGCTGCCAATGTTTTTAGGTTTCCGCCATGGCCGATATCCCAAATCAAACGATCAATGACAAATCCAACGTCACGTTCGCATTTGAATTCATCATAGACAAAGCTAGATGTAAATGGTGATCGGTTGTTGGCTATTTGATACTGGATCCATTCTGAAACTTCTCTCTGAATGAATACGCGATTCATTTCTAATAGATACTGTGCATTAGGATTTCGAGCACCATCTTCGATCTGCATACAGGCGTATCTAATGGTCTTCCAAGGCTTGTCCTGTGTAAGTCCCCATGTTGGAGCAGGTAGATCTTGACCGTGAGGTGCAACATAGAATGTGTAGTCTACAACTCCTAGATAATCCCACATTGGTTTGCTGTCAGCAGATACTTTGAGTACCATGCCTTCTTTACCAATAGGCAATCTTGCAGGTCCTTGGTTACCGTTATAGTAAACCATGTCACCAGCATCTGTCATTACAGAATATTCGCTACCTACGTTAAAGATATTCCAATATACACCTTCCGTATCTCCAGAAGGACTTCTTGTAGAATCAGCAAATGTTGTACTGTCGTCGTCATTGCTGGTATGTTTTGTTATACAGATATAAGCGTTAGATCCGTAACGAACCACATCGCCTACATAATAAGGTGTAGAATTTGCCCAGTAGTTTCTCCAGTTTACGCCACTGCTTAACTTGTCCCAGTAAGATGCATTAGGAGGAGATTGATTAGAATGATCAATAGTACATAGATATGTTTGACCGCCTAGGCTTACTACTTCGCCTACTTTATAAGATGTTGCAGAGCTCCACTCTGCGGTAAAACTAAAACCTTTACTGAACAAATCCCAATCACTTGTACCTGTGCTTGGAGTAGAATTTGTATGAGTGGTTTTTGCCACATACTGATATCCGCCGTAACGAACAATGTCGCCCGGTTGATACTGCGTTGCACTTGACCATGTATTTTCAAATTGTAGGCCTTCAACAAAAGCTGACCAATAGGCTGTATCAAGATCAAATGACGCAGATGATGTATGGAACAGCGTACAGATATACAATGTGCTGCCAAATTTAACAACATCATTTACTTTATAACGTGTTACTGTAGTCCACGCTGTTTTGTATTCAATGCCGCGATTGAATACATCCCACTTGTTTAAGTCAGCTTCTAAACCCAATGCTAGAGACACAGCAGAAGTATGATAGGTATTACAGATATAGCTAATACCACCATATTTTACAAGATCATTTACCTTGTAGCGAGTAGATATAGTCCAAGCACCTTTCCAATCACTACCGTCAGCCACATTGTCCCACTTGGATAATGTGCTGTCTGCTAGATTTAAATCGGCTTCTAGTCCCAAGGCCAATGTTGCGGCAGAAGTATGAGGAATACGGCAAATATAAAGTCTACCACCATATTTGACCATGTCATTGGTTTTGTAAGTAGTTCCAGGTGCCCAGTCATTTTCCCAGGCAAAGCCGTCGCTCATTTGATTCCATTTTGATGGAACTGCATCTAGGTCTGTATAGAACCCTGCAGAAGCGGTATGCCCCGCAATACATATAAAGACTTTACCGCCGTATTGAACAACGTCGTCTTTGTAGTATGTTGTGCCGGTTGTCCAGTCACTTTTCCATACAAATCTAATTCTACCTAGTTTAAACTCTGCCATTATCTACTCCAATTTTTATTAGGATACAATATTTATTCATAATTAATCATCCCTGAATGAGCGATAGAACATCGCCTGTGCCCACATATAACCAGTAACTCCAGCGCCTGGTCCAGAGAAATCAACCTTCACAGGGAAGTTAATTGTCTTAAGAAGGTAATTGTAAATGTTAACAGCACCTTCACCTACTGAAATCTCACCTGCCGTAAACGAGTTAGCCACTAGATCGGAACCTGCAACACTCAACTTACTGGAAAGATAACTTGCAATTGCTTTCTGTGTTGGAACAATGTTGTTACTGTCTTCTGCAAATGTCGGGTCTGTTGAGAAATCTCTAATAACAACACCAGAACCTCCCAATCTAATACCACCTAGTCTAAGTTCAGTTAGACCTGCTAGGTCAAAAAAGTCTGCACTAATAGTAACAATACCAGTGGCCTGTTGAACTGAGAACAATTCACCAGTTCTAAAGTTACCGTCTTGGTCAGTGGAAGTATAAAATACTCTACCGCCTAGCCCTTCAATTGCTTCATTTTCTGGAGCAAAGTTAAAGGTTGCCGCACTATAGAGCGCAGGATAATTAGTTTCTAGGAAATTACCTGTACCAATGTTTAGGAAGTCGTGACCCGTAATACGATTTTGACTGTATCTAGTTCTAACACTTACTCCGAGACCGTGATAAAATAAATCACTAACATCTATTGTTGGAGATACTTGGCAAAATGCGGAAAGTGTTCCGTCGCCAAGATCACCTAGTCCGGTAATAGTTACCAATCGATAGCTTACAGTATCAATGTCAAATATCAACTGTGCTCCAGGACCCACCAATTCTGTAAATCCGGATAGTGTAATGTATTTGCCGCTTGGTGTAACATCAGCAAAACCATTTCCTATAACTGAACTGGTAGTTGAGTTAGTTTTATATCCTTGACCTCTATTCAACCAAGTTGGTTGACCTAGAACTCCATCACCTAATCTATTCAATGTATAGACTTCTCTAAAGTTGTTAGGATCAGTAACTGTGATAGTAGGTGGTACAGTCATGTATCCAGATCCTACATCCCACAATCTAATATTAGGTATTATTCCGCTTTGAGGAACAGCTCTACCTTTAGCTCTAGCTCCAGTGTAAATTCTTGCGGCTACGTTGGTTGAGTCTGATCCAACAGCAATCCATGTACCAACACTATAGGTTGTTGAAGAATCACCTAGAGAATATTTTGGATTGCCAAAAGTTACATCAACCCAGCTGTGTGCAGAAGCTGTGTCTCTAACAGTCCAATATATTCCATCTTCACTGGTTGCTATCATGGTTGTTGGGCCTGTGGTTGTGTCTCCACCGACTGTTCTGCTGGCCGTATCGCATACTGCTACAAAAACTCCTTGACCATAACTGATCTGATTCCACTTCATTATAGTTGAACCATCCTGGGTTGGCATGTTATTAGCACCTTGGTACCATGTTTGTCCATCAAAACTGTAACCAATCTGTCCAGTTTGTGATAGCACAACAAATCTTCCAGCACCATAGGTAATGCCGACCCAGTCTAACTGTGATGAGTCATTGGTAGCATCTACAATAATACCTTGCCATGTTATACCATCTGATGAGTATGCTCCTATGTTTCCTGATTGGGCGATAGCATAGAACAGGCCCTGGCCGTAGGTTACCGAGATCCATGTGTTGTAGGTAGAATCACCAAAAGTTGGCATTGTGGTTGCAGTCCAAGTAGCACCACCGTTAATACTATAAGCTGCACCATTTAGGTTGCTGGCAATGACCACAAAGGTGCCGTTTCCATATGCGGCGCTGGTCCAGGTGCGGATACTCGGTAATGTTGTAATGTTCCAATCAATACCATTATTAGACCAAGCGGCAGTGGTAGTTCCTGGTATTAGTGCAATAAACTTGTTGCCGCCCGCTGCGGCCACAGACCAGTTTCCTATGACAGCTAATGTTGCCGCAGTCCAATCGATGCCATCTGGAGACCACGCACAAAAAGCTGTACTGTTTCCAAAGGCCACAAAGTTTCCGCTGGCTGCTTCTCCGCTGTAGACAAATCCTGTAATGGTATTGGTACTGTCGTTGCTGACACTGGTTACTCTGATTGTAATATCATTAACAGTATCAAGGCCGCCTACCAGTGATCCTTTAATTGTGATTACCTGCTCATCAGCATAGCCTGCACCGTTGGTATTTAAAAGTACTGTATAGGTTCTTCCATTTTTAACCACGTTCCATGTTGCGGTAATTGGTACTAGTCCATCTGATCCGTCAACTGTTCCTGCGCCTACACTGCCTACAATGTTTGTATAGGTTGCATTGGTTTCTCCCCAGATTACCTTTCTCCAACTAAGTGTTGCAGGTAACGTACTATCATAGGCATTATAGTCAGGGGCTGTGAAAGTAACTCTTGGTGTTATTTCATATCTAGTGTCAGGCAACAGCGCCGGTGCAATAGGAAATCCTGGTAATACATGATCCCATCCTGGTGTGCCGTCGCTTTCTTTACTGACTTGTGCAATCTTAGTGGTTGCATTATAGGCCGTGATATAACCATATTGACCTGAGCCTGTACCACTGACTATTAATATTCTTAGGCCAAGATATTCTGATTCTGCGCCTGTATCTGCGCCGGCCAACTTAATGCTTGTGGTAGTGCCTGTTGAAGCATTTTGTGTAACGAATGTAAAATTGGTTCCGCCAACACCAGTAGAATCTATAGGATTATATTCTAGTGCTTCAAATACTGCCCTATCTCTGTATTCTTCTTGTATTATGCTGGCGCCAACACCAGCACCACTAACAGTCCATGCTACAGATGTATAATTTTGTCCAGCATTTCTATATTCTACTAAAATAATTTTATCTGCATCACTGCCCAGTAATCCAGTGAATGTAGAAGTAACAATTGGTTGATTATTTCTAGTGTTAACTGTGACTCTGATAGGCGTTTCTGTGTCGTCGGTACCTAGTGCCATGGCACCAATGCTACCAAAGCTGTTGTTACCGTTGGTAGCACGAATGATACCACCGTTCTCTGTTAGATAGCCTACCTGCGAATAATAGGTAAACACAGAAACAAGTTCTGCTCGTCCGCCATTTATTACCCAAGCACCAATACCGTCATCTATTAACTGTGTAAAGTCATTAGACACAAATGATCTATTACCACCGTTGTGTAGGGAACCGTCAATCTTCTGTCCAACTGAAGCAAATCCAAATGTAGCACAGTTTTGAATATAGGGACTGCGAGTTTGAATCCATGTGCGATCATCATCTGGACCCCAACCTGGATCAAGAGAAGTATATGCTCCTCCAGTTGGTCGTTGATAGAATTCATAAACTCCTGGAGGGTTTAGATATCCTATTAGACCTTTTAGCGTCATGTTTCTTACACCGGTAGCATCACGCAAATAGAACATGTCTTCAAGTGCAGATCCTAATACAGCATTTCTATAATATCTTGCTGCATATAAAGATTTGTAATTGCCAGTATATAGTATATCATATTTCCAAGCATTAATATAGGCACGAACATCTCGTTTGCATTTTTCACTGTCAAACGCATAGTTAGGATAATTGCCCTGCATGAATGCTACTGCTTCATTGGCTAGGAATTCTTTGTTATTTTCTAGGGCCTGTGCTGCTACTTCATTCGCGGTATTTCTTACATTTGTTCCAACTAGTGTTGGATCAGTAGGACCGCTTTCGATATAGAATGTAATATAATTTTTTATATCAGTTATTAGTTGTGTAACCTGTGTGACTGCACTTGCACTGCCCGATAGAGACGTATCTTGTAATTCAGTAGTGCCTATGGTAAATCCAGTAGCTGGTGTTCCTGTAATAACATAATCAATTAAACTTGAAAGATGATCTAATACAAATTTAGTATATGATGAATCAAGTGCTAGGCTGGTTATAGGATCGTTGGCTATAACTGTTGTAGATCTTGTTTCTACACCTTTGATACAAACACCTGCTGGAACAATAATAGGTAAAATTTCTTCATACAATCCTGCATTAACAGAAATGTCAAAGTTGCCAGAAAGCTCTTCGACTTGTTCGCAGGCATAACGAATAGTTCTATAGGGAGTAAACGGACTAGAACCATAGTCTTCTCTGTCCACACCACTTGATGCAGACACATATCGAGCCTGTGTTAGAGAACCAAATTTTTCATAGACAAAAGTTGATAGGTCTTCATTGCTGACTTTTAAAACTTCAGATTCTTGACCTATGCTAATAGGTGTAGCATTGATTGTACTGCCGTCACCTGCTCCGATTCTTGACAAATTCCAAGTTAGTAGATCGCCGGGATTTATAAGACCGGTATAGTCTCCAGACTGAAGGAATATTTCCCATAGGCCGAATACTGATCCGTTGTCTCCAGGAAATGCATCTAGTGTAGATATATGAGGATATACACACTTGTAGGTTGAACCTTGATAGATTACAAGATCGTTAAGTGCATAAGAAACTCCATCAAGCCAGCGATTTCTCCAATTGAAACCAGGTACAACCAACTGCCAATCATCAGTGCTTAGATAGTCAAATGAGCTACCGTCGTTGAGATTTTCATTAATAGCAACATACAAGTTACCACCACGTCTTACAAGATCTCCAGGAAGGTAACGATTGCTGCTTAACCACTCTCCTCTAGGATTGTATCCTTCTGCCAGTCTTGTCCAAGCAATTGTACTGTCTTCTGAATCTCTAGGATTCAAATCGTTATTATTGATTTGGCTGTAGTACAAATAGCCGCCATATCTTACAACGTCGCCAATTTGATAAAGGGTCAAAGATGCCCAATCGTTGCCAAACTGATATCCGTATAATTCAACACGCCATCTATCTGCGGTAAAAGCCAATTCGCCAGTGTGTGCAGTCACACACTTCCATATACTTCCGCCATATTTTACCAGGTCGTTGACCTTATAGGCAGTTAACTGAGTCCATGTATTAAATGCGTCAACATTGCTGTAATAGATCGTCCAGTTTGCTATTTGTGGTTCTAGTCTGTCAGATGTTGATGTATGCTCAGTAATACATTTATATACAATCCCACCGTATCTAACAATATCACCTACAGCATAACGAACATTGTTTGTATACGGTCCTTTCCAACTAACCGAAACAACATAGATTTCCCATTTGGCTGTGTCAGCAACAAATGTCACTGCTGAAGTGTGGCCTGCTAAACATAGATAGGTATTTCCACCGTATTGAACAATATCTCCTACATTGTATTGTCTAGATGTTACCCAATCACTTCTCCAAGTAGTACCTTTGGTCATAAACGTCCATGCCGGTGAGGCTATGATTGGAGATGATCCAGGAACTGTGTAATCTATATCTGTATAAAATCCTGCAGAGGCAGTATGTCCTCTTAGACATACATAAGATGATCCGCCGTATTTTACAACGTCGTCTTTGGTGTAGTCGGTGCCGGTAACCCAATCACCTTTCCAGGTATATCTAAATCTGCTTATCTTAAACTCAGCCATGTTTCATCCTGTTTATGTTGAAATACCTGATGGATAGGTATAACCTTGGAAAATTCGTTGAATTAAATTTCCTTCACTGTCTACATAATAAAAAATCGATCTATCGTCCCAACGATATTGTGTGTACTTCATATTATCAAATAATTTGTTGTGTTCGGCATCAACGCCTTCGAAATAATCAATACCCGGTTCAAAGTCTTCAAAGTTTTCTGTAGGATCACCTACATCATTGATACTGTAACTTGCTTTATCAGTTACCTGATCACTTCGAACAATATATAGTTCTCCGTCATCGTTCCTACGAAGAGCATACCAAAATCTAGGACTTTGGCCTAGTGTTTCAACAGGATCTCTACCTAGATAATAATTATTGTTTGACATGATTTGATCCTTATGATATCTCTACATAACTTATAGTTGCATCTATACTAGATTCGGTGTCGCTGACAATACGTATACCTGCTGTTTCAGGCAAAATTAATTTTTCACCGTTGGTAATAATTTTAACACTGGTGTTAGGCGGTATTGGCAGTCCTTTAATATAATGTGCTTGTGTTGAATTTTCATCAACTACAAAAACATTTACTGTGACTGTTTCGTAATCTGTTACATTTGCTAGATTACAACCAATAACTGTAGCTCTTACACCTGCTGGAATCTGCAACACATCCACTGGGGTTGTTCCTATATCTGTATTTACTGCGTGTTTAAATTGTGTTGGCATTTTATATTATCCTAATGTTAAAGCCCATGCTATAGAAATATCCTGCGCCTGGACTCCAGTAACGGCTCCAGTAGTACCAGCAGGGCTAGCCCATGTAAATCCATCCCATATTTCTAATGCTCTTAGTTCAGTGTTATATCTAGTCATTCCGGTAACTGCATACGCAGTTGGTCGTTCTGCGTTGGTTCCTCTTGGCATTACTACGCCGTTGGTTCCACCTATCTTAAAATATCCAGTTCCGGTAGATAACAGTTGACTGATTGCGTTATTAGAAAAGTTGGTAATCGTGTTAGCTTGAAATTTAAAATTACCTAGCTTTACACCCCCGGTACCATTACCGTACATGACTAGGTCTGTTCCAGGCGTTGTGGTAATTTCGTTATTTTGAAATACTAAATTTCCAAGATTTAAACTTACCAAAGAAAGATTATCAGTATAAAAATTCTGGGCATAAACATTGCGCCATGCAAAACTTGTAGATCCTAGATCGTAGGTGTTATCAGTTTCCGGAATTAGGTCACTTTTAATTGCGGCATTAATTGTAATTGTATCTGTTAGTGCATCGCCAATGGTAATGTTTCCGCCAATTGTAACATTGCCAGTTACTCCTACATTGCCAGTAACTGTTAGATTACCGTTTACTGTAGAGTTTGAAAAGATTTCAACAATTCCAATGCCATTAGGACGTAGCTCTATATTAGAGTTTGAAACTGTTGTTGATATTGTGTTACCTTGAATTTCAAAATCATTAACTTGTAGTCGAGCTTGATAAACAGTTGCTTGACCACCGGTGGGTATGAAATTGATTATGTTATTTGAGCTAGAAATTGTATTACCTGTTAGGGTAAATTGTGCAATATCTGCTTGTGTATCTACTATAAGGTTAGTAGTTCTTGTGGTACCGTTGACATCTAGGTCGTATTGGGGAGTGGCGGTCTTAACACCTATGCGAGAGTTGTTAACATCAAGATAGAGAAGGTCGGTCTCAAATGCTAAATCTGTACCTTCGCGGTTAAGATTTGCCTTTAAGAGCGGCCCCGAAATACGACCAATAGCCATGAGCTCTCCTTTGTACCCCGTGTTTCACGGTTAACCAAATTTGGATTGCTCCGCATCCTTAGACATCCAAGGCTCTTTGCTGGTTTACCACAGTAATAGATAGCGGTTGGTCACCACTATGCTATTATTTAGCCCAAAGCGGAATTAACCGAATACTAAGGCCCACACATTACCTAGATCTTCCATTTCGTATAGAGTAACTGTGGTACTACTACCAATGGATATTCCCCAAACTGTACCGTCAAAACATTCTAGGTAACCTAATTGAGTATTCCATCGTGTAGCCCCTGCTTCAACTGTATAGGATCTGCCGGCATTGTCTCCGGAAGGAATAACAACAGCATTATTGTCTACAAATTTAACATAGCCAATACCTGTAGAAGCTACAGTAAGAGCGGTAGCATCTAAATTGGTAATGTTGTTGTTTTGAAATCTAATTCTTTCTACATCTGTAATCCCGCTTGAGGGAATTAATGATACAGGATCATTGCTTTGTAAAGTCGTAATAGTTGCTGTTGGGCCGTCTACCTGCAATTGATCGCTGATTGTAAAACTGTTATAAGTCAAGGAACTTATTATTCCAGAATTCCCATGTGAATACACTCGTTTCCAACGCTTGTTTGATTTCCCTAGATCGTAGGTTAAGTGTGTTCCTGGTATTAGACTTTGTGTAAAATCTGTTTGTACAGTTACAGTATCAAAAGGTGTATCACCAACTATGATATTTGCTGCTTCGGTTAGATTACCATCAATCTGCATGTTTCCTGTAACTGCTAGGTCACCGTTTATTTTGGTGCTGCCTAGAATATCTGTAATGCCTGTACCGCTAGGATCAAATGCTATTCCACCATTTACTGTATAATTTTTAATTATATTATCTTTGAAATCTAAATTGCCAGCTCGTAAATTATCAAATAAAACTATTGGGTTTGTTTGATTAGGTGCAATATTAATTGCTGTAACAATGTCTGTAGAAAATGTATTAGTGCTTATTACAATTGATGCAATATCTGCTGATGTAGGTGCAAGTAATCTAGAGGTATGAGTCGTTCCGTTGACTTCTAATTTGTGTGTGATTGGAGTTTTGTTAACCCCTATCTTCCCGTTAGTAACTTCTAGATAGAGTAGGTCATCATCTACGCTGTAGTTTCTAAATGTAAGGTCAACACCAAGTCTATTAAGATTAGACTCTAGTAAAGGACCACTGATGCGACCTAGCTGCGACATAATTAGTTTCCATAGCCATAGAATACCGTTACATAAATTGGCTGGCCGCTGCCTCCTAGTGCAGGAACAGCACTAGGAAACTGTACATAATATTCGCCATCAGTATAGGTTCCTGGACCAGATGCGCTAAATGGTGCATTGTTTACGCTGACAAAAGAACCAGCTTGTCTTTTTACCACAGTATAGTTTACTGTGCCGCCAATCTGCATGACATTGTCCACTAATACCATTAGATTATAATCACTGCCTGTGTAAGAAGTACGATAATCAGCATTACTGCTTAATGGACCAAATGTGGTTTCTGTGCCGTTGGCTGCAAATCTACTAACTTGAATAGCCGTTGATCCCGAGGCTTTGACAACTTCCCAGGTACTGTTAATATACGCTTCAACAGCATTGGTTGTGGTGTTATATCTAATATAACCATTAGGTCCGTTAGGAGTTCTAACATTTGATAATTTGGGGCGCTGGTTAGTTGTGCCTTTGGGCAGACGCAAAGCACCTGTGATATCCATAATGGCGCGGCCACCTTCTTGAGTGTGCGTTGACAAATCTCTATTATCGTAGATCATCAGTGAATCGTCAGATGCACTATATTGAGATAGAGTTTTTTGTTTTAGGAATCTCATACTGGTAATGTGCTTACTGTAACTGTTAATAAATTGCTAACTGCGCCTGCGCCGCCTGACATTTGATAACCAACTGCAATATAGTCAGTATCTGATAATACCCATTTTTCATCGTTAAAAAATACTGTTTCGCCGGCAGGAATAGTTAATTGCTTAACTACTAATGCACCTGTTCCTGTTGTAGTTGTGTTGTCGCCTGCACCACTCGGTGAAACAACATAGACATTGATATCAACTGACTGGCTGGTTTCGTCTGTTAGACTGATAGTTCCAGTATTGCAAATTGCTATACAGGTTACAGCATTGTTCCCACTACTTGTATAAACAATAGTAGGAACTGTGATTGTTGTACCTGCAACTTTTTTTCCTATAACCGCCATTTTTTAATCCTTAAAATAACATACTAAACAATAATGCTCTATTCTTACTTACTAATTCGTCTCTATTGTTCTCGGTATTAACGAAAAACAAACCGGTTTTACCTGTACTCTGCGGTCTGCTATAAATTACATGACTTCCAGATACTATTGCCGGAGAAACTGCATTATTGTCTAGCTGAAGTCCGTAATTAGTTTGAAGTTTACCTGTACCGTTGGTTTGAATATAGATATTATCGTTAGTTGTTTGACCGTTTGATATAGTTCCGTAGGAAATATCAAAGCCAAATATAGATGCTCTATTAGAATAAAATTGTCCGGCTAATGATCCGTCTACAATAATACTCATTAAACTTTCACTGCTAGGAACACCTATGCCTAGATTATTATAATAGGCTAACGATCCGCCGTTAGTAATAAGATTGGGAGTAACTGCCGAGTCTGCAATAACAACTCTGGTATCTAATCTTCTAATTTGGAATGTAGGATTATTTTGAATTGCATCATCTACATATTTTTTATTAGGCAAATCATCGTCATCGGTGACCTGTGTTTCGTAATCAGTTGTACCAGTTACAGTAACTACTCCAGATCCTGTACCTATCAAAACTAAGTCTGGATATGCTGCATCTGTTAAAATTCTTCTTAATTTTAAATTACTGTCAGCGAATCCGTAACTAGGATCAGTGCCTCCAGCAATCATCCAAGTTCCAACTGAACCCCCAATGCCTGTAGGATCAGTTTCATCAAAAACTAAAGCAGCCCGACTAGAGCTGCCTCGATCAATTTCAATACCAGCATAGGTAGCTGTAACCCCTGCGCTAGACTCACCTTTGTTTAAAGTAATAATTCTATCTTTAATATCGAGGTCAATCGAATTTACAACTGACGATGTTCCTGTGACTGTGAGATTTCCTGCTACCTTTACATTTCCAGCCTGTAAGGTAATGGTGCCAGTGTCTTTGGCCTTGATGTTATAATCACCGTTAACTTGAAAATACTGTCCCATTACCTTGTCCTATATTACATTGCTGTTAAAATTATCAATGTTTCTGTAGAGTCGTCTTGTAGTG